GCTGCATCTGTTGCAGCGTTTGAAACATCATTGATAGTTGGTGCTGCATTTGATACTGTAGTTACCGCAGTTGTTAGAAACTTACTCATTTATATTCCTAATGTTTGTCTTAAAAATTTGTCTTGCGGTAAATAAATTTTAGTTCCTGCAATAAAATCAAAAACAGGATCTTTAATAATATCCATGTTACGTTGTGAAAAAACCCACCATAACTCTCTTCTTCCATAAGCAACATAAGCTAATAAATCGGGCCTATAAGTAAATTCAGGCCTAATCTCGTAAAGAACATCATCCGGATGTACAGGAATAGCTCTAGGAGATAGGATATCTAAATATCCCGATTTATTAATTGTTGTATTACCGTATGGTGATAAACTTTTTGTTTGCATTAGATAAATCCTTCGTCGCCTTGAACGTGGCCGCCTGCTGCATATTCATTCAAACTAAATCTTGCTTGCGAACGTCTTGCGTACTGCGGCTGTAGTGTTACTGTAATTGTGCTTTGTACTGGTACGAAGTTTTTAATTCCGTTAACAGTACATTCAATATAATCACTATCTTGTGGCATATCAGTTGTAAAGTTTGTTATAACAACAGGTATATTATTTAAAACATGGTCGCCGTAACCATTTAGTCTACAAACAGGTGGAGGATTACCTAAAGGATCACTTTCTCCATAAAACATTTTTGTAGCAGTTCTTAAAAAGTGTAAACACGCAATCCAATACTTTGCATCGTTTTCATTTTCTTGAAAAAATTCTCCTGTAATTGTAATAGCATCAACTTGGCTATTTTCATATGCATTATATGCATAATTTGTATGTGTTGGCTGAACTTGTGCATAATTAGCTGTGTGACTAAACAACACTGACGGATTAAACGGAAACACCATTCTATTTCCTGTGTTAAATGCCGACGAAGTACCTGTATTTTCTTTTAATGGACCAAGTATATCACCTACTAATAATACTTCAGGAATACTAATAGAAACTCTCCAGTCACTATCGTTCCTAGTTGATATATCAGATGAAATAATTGCTCGTGTAATAGTTCGATCACTAATAACTGTATCAAAAAGAAACTGGGCAGTAGCTTGTCCAAGTGGACCCATTCCGCTGATATATTGTCCTGCTGCATCAGTTGCAGCTGATGTGACTGCTTCAGCAGCATCGTTAGCTACCGATGATGCAAAGTTTGCTGCATTATATTCTGCCATATTTTTTTCTCCAATAACACTAGTATTTAGTTGACAAAATTATGTATGTATATTATAATAAATATATAAACCTGGAGCCTAACAATAATGCGAGCAAAAAATTATCTAAACAACAAAGATATCTTAAAAGAAATACACAAATCAAAAAATACATTCAATAGCTACATAGATCCGTCATACGGACAATATGATATTATTTTACCCGATGTAGAAAAAATTAATATACGTACAATTGCTGAAGCAAAACGCAATAAAGCAAAAAAGCTGTCAAGTGCAGAATATGAACGCAGAAAAATGGCAGGTGAAAAAGTAAAACAAGCAGAATGTGAAGTTCCTTACACTTCAATTACTAAAGAAGAATTAATCTTCCGTGTTATGACATTTGATCATATTCCAGAAGAAGTAGGAAGAAAAAAGAATCCAAAAACAATAGCAGATACTAAAGTCAAATTAAATTTTCCTCCATTTGTACATTATAAATTTGACGACGAAGGAAATTTACAACTAGTTGGCAAGTCGCATTGGCAAGGTGGCATGGAAAATGGTTGTTTTAATCATAAACACGGTAAAGCAACTGATAAACTTGCAATGATGTGGTTAAAATTAGTAGATCGTTATGCTACCCGCGGCAATGTTCGTGGATATACCTATAACGATGAAATGAAAGGTCAAGCTATTTTGCAATTAACACAAATTGGATTGCAATTTGACGAGTCAAAGTCGGATAACCCTTTTGCATACTATACCGCAGCCGTAACAAATTCGTTTGTTAGAGTAATTAACATTGAAAAACGTAATCAAAACATACGTGATGACATTTTAGAAATGAATGACTTAACACCGAGCTATACTAGGCAGAACGAAGGTGAATGGGAAGCTAGTGTTAAGCGTAACGAACAAGCTAGCCAGACACCATTCACCGATTAACGGTTGACGCCTTCCTAAATTTATAGTATAATATACAAGCTAACTATGGAGAAACTTAGATTTGTTTAAAAAGGCAGCGGTTTTTACCGATATTCACTTTGGACTTAAAGGAAATAGTCGAATTCACAACGACGATTGTGAAGATTTTATCGATTGGTACATTGCACAAGCAAAAGAGAACGGATGTGAGACCGGTATCTTCTGCGGTGATTGGCATCACAACAGGAATTCGTTAAATTTAACTACTATGGATGCTACTATACGTAGTTTAGAAAAACTTGGTAAAGCATTTGACAAGTTTTACATGTTTGTAGGTAATCACGACTTGTATTATAAAGACAAACGTGATGTAAGTTCAACTATCTTCGGCAAGCACATTGAAGGAATTACATTTGTAGATGAAATTTATGAAGAAGAAGACGTAGTTCTTGTTCCTTGGTTAGTTGGCGATGAATGGAAGAAGATGGAAAAACAAAAAGCAAGATATATGTTTGGTCATTTTGAACTTCCTAGCTTTTATATGAATGCTCTGGTTAGAATGCCGGATCACGGAGATCTAAAAGTAGAACACTTTAAGAATCAAGAGTATGTATTCAGTGGCCATTTTCATAAAAGACAAAAACAAGGTGCTATTCATTACATTGGTAATGCATTTCCGCACAATTATGCCGATGTAGGCGATGACGACCGTGGTATGATGATACTAGACCGTGAGAACAATGCAGAGCCAGAGTATATTAACTGGCCTGATTGTCCTAAGTACCGCACTGTTACCTTATCACAGCTATTAGACAACACAGAAACAATTATAAAACCTAAAATGTATCTACGTGTTACACTTGACTTGCCTATATCTTATGAAGAAGCTAATTTTATTAAAGAAACATTTATAAGAGACTATAATGTAAGAGAATTAACACTAATACCGCAAAAACAAATAGAAGAAATTACAACAGACTTAGATATTTCTACTTTTGAAAGCGTAGATGAAATAGTATCTAAAGAAATTGCTGCACTTGACACAGAAAACTTCAACAAAAAAATGTTGTTAGACATCTATAATGGAATAGAACACTAAATGATACGCATCAAAGATTTAACCGTAAAAAACTTTATGAGTGTGGGTAACCAAACTCAGGCTGTTGACTTTAATAAAGAACAATTAACACTTGTACTTGGTGAAAACTTAGATCAAGGCGGTGATGATAGTGGATCACGTAATGGTACTGGTAAAACTACTATTATTAATGCACTAAGTTATGCATTATACGGCACAGCACTTACAAATATTAAACGTAATAACCTAATTAATAAAACTAACAGCAAAGGCATGTTAGTTACACTTCATTTTGAAAAGAATGGCATTGATTATCGAATTGAACGCGGAAGATCTCCAAATGTATTAAAGTTTTTTGTTAACGATAACGAACAACAACTTACAGACGAGTCGCAAGGTGATAGTCGCAAGACACAAGAAACAATTAACGACTTGTTAGGTATGAGTCACGATATGTTCAAGCATATTGTTGCTCTAAACACATACACTGAACCATTTCTTAGTATGAGACAAAACGATCAACGTGCTATTATTGAACAATTGTTAGGTATTACTATCCTTAGTGAGAAGGCAGATACTCTTAAAGACCAAGTCCGGCAAACTAAAGAAGCAATTACTTCTGAAACACTAAAAATTGAGGCAATACAAACTGCAAATAGTAAAATTGAAACTACTATCAGTAGTTTGCAAAGTAATCAAAAGGCATGGTTAGCTAAACGTACATCTGATACTATTCGATTACGAGAAGCAATTAGCGAATTAGAGCATTTAGACATCGATTCTGAACTAGAAGCTCATGAAAAATTACAAAATTGGAATGAACATAACAATGCTATTTTGGCTCTTAGAAAAGAATTAAGCACGTTAGAACCTGCACTAGTACGTGCCGACAAGTCTGTAGAAAAAGTTAATAAAGACATCTTAGAATTAGATGATGCTACTTGTTACACATGTGGTCAAGAACTACATGCAGACAAAAAAACAGAAATTTCTTTACGTAAAAGTAAAGAACTTGAAGATGCTATTGCATATCAATCAGAAATTAATGTTAAAATAAAAGAAGTTGTAGTAGCACTTGATGAAATTGGTGATATCAATGGCAAGCCTACAACATACTATGAAACTGCTAAAGAAGCATACGAACATAGACAAAATGTTGATAGTTTACGCACTGCACTAACAAATAAACAAACAGAAACAGATCCATATCAAACGCAAATTGACGAACTTAATAATAGTGCTATACAAGAAATTAATTGGAATGTAGTAAATGAACTTACTAGTTTTAAAGAACACCAAGAATTTTTATTAAAACTACTGACAAACAAAGATAGTTTTATTCGTAAGAAGATTATTGATCAAAACTTAGCTTATCTAAACAATAGACTTACATATTACTTAGATAAGATTGGTTTGCCGCATCAAGTTGTGTTCTTAAATGATTTAAGCGTTGAAATTACGCAGCTAGGACAAGATTTAGACTTTGACAACTTGTCAAGAGGCGAACGTAACAGACTTATACTAGGTTTGAGCTTTGCATTTAGAGATGTTTGGGAAAGTTTGTATCAAAATATCAACTTGTTGTTCATTGACGAGTTAATTGACAGTGGCATGGATACTGCTGGTGTTGAAAATTCACTAAGCATCCTTAAAAAGATGGCACGTGAGCGTGAAAAGAACATTTATCTTATCTCGCACAAGGATGAACTTATTGGTCGTGTTAATCACGTACTAAGAGTCGTAAAAGAAAACGGATTTACAAGTTATGCAAATGATTTAGATGTTGTAGAATAATGACTGATGATGATAATGACATTCATGATCAATTAGTGCAAGCATATCTTAAATATTTTGAAGCAAGCGAACGCTTTGAAAGACAAAATAGTGTGCGAACACATCGAGAAGTGCGTAAATGTCTAAGAGACATACGCACTTTAGCAAAAGATCGTTCAGACGAAGTTCATCATTTACATATGAGTACAAGAAAAACCAAAACAGGCGAAGAATAACTAAGGCAACGGTAAGTAATAGATGCAATGGACTTACCAAGGAAAAACAATTGACCAAATACCAAAAGAGTACGAAGGTTTTGTTTATCTTATTACTAATACCATTACAAATCAAAAATATGTAGGCAAAAAACTAGCAAAATTTAAAACTACAAAGCCACCACTCAAAGGCAAAAAAAATAAAAGACGTGGAACAAAAGAAAGCGACTGGCGTGACTATTGGGGTAGCTCAGATAGACTAAATGCAGATGTTGCAGAACTTGGTCCAGAGAACTTTACAAGAGAAATTCTATATCTATGCAAAGGCAGGGGCGAGATGTCCTATATTGAGGCACGAGAACAGTTTGATAGGCGAGTACTTGAAACAGATGATTACTACAACGGTATCATTAATGTTAGAGTAGGCGGCTCAGACAAACTCAAACAGGCATTGCTAGAACACCATATCAAGGCAAAACAATCTAACACATAAGGTTGGCGGGCCAGATTAATTTACCGCTGTGGAAAAAGCTCTCGTATAGAAGCACACGTAACACGTTGAGTCGCGTCTGGTAATAAGGCGTTGGATTGATGTAGATTGAATGTTAGCAGTCGGAAACACAAGCACAGTACATAAAAACTCTTTAGCAATAGGAACGAAGCGAGAGGTAATGTATTATACAGAAAGCATAAGAGCGTCTTATGCACTCTATATAGTACACGATGTCGACGTAGGTTGGGAAAGGTCAGAGCCCATTGTACTTTGTGTATAAACTAAACACCTACTTCCAATGTCTCGGCTGGTGCAGACTCACATGAAGCGCATTTTGAGATTAGATGGGACCGTAACAGGTTCCGTCTGACTGAAACAATCTACATGAAACTTAAACATTATTACATTCGTAATAATGCATTTGTATCATATTAATTACTTCTATCTACAAACGAAGTGTATAGTTTGAGCGTTAGCGATAACTAATATCTACGTAGTAGATATTCACAATAAATAGATACACATGTTACATTCACTTAGTCTTAAAAACAAAAAACATCTTTGCGATACAGCTCTTTGGGTAATTATGGATCCTTGGATTGAACAATCAAAATTAGTAGAAGCTGCTGAACCTAATCGTGATACTGACATATTACCTGGATATAATATTGATGACTGGAATAAGAGATGGGCTGATAAAATATACAATTTTTTGCCGCGGGTCAAGAACTGGCTTGTAGTAACTGATCTTGGTTATTATGATAGAGCTACTAAAACAGATATTCCAACACCGATCGATCCTAGATTTAGTCACTTGCCTGTAGTTGAACATCGATATCTTGAAAAAAATATGATTGTTGATTACATACCTGACGGATGTGACTCAATTGTCTACACTGGGTTTCATGAACAAATGTGTATACTACATAGAAAATATATTGGATATCATAGAATTAATAATGAAAATGATTTAAATTTAAATAAATATATTGCACTTGAACTTGTTTGTCATTGGCCATCACCTCATTTAAAAACAAGATTAGGAAGACAAGACCAAAGAAGAGCTAGAGACTATAAATATATACGAGTATTGGATGATGTTAAATGAAAATTAATGAAATTGACGAAGGATTTAAAGATTCTTTCAAAACTGGCTTTAAAAAATCTAATAAAGTAGGAGCTATATGGGATCCAATTAAACAAGGATGGAAAGATGCTGAAGAAAACAAAGCAAAGTCTACTTCTAAATCAAAAACTGTAGCAAAGCCTGCTCCGCAAGTAAAGTTTGCCCCAAACCAACCAGTACAATTTATGAGTAAAGCAGGAAAACTAACTAATGCTAAAGTAGTTGGAGCAAGTAAAGACGGTGACGACAGTGTAGTAGTTATAAACTCTGGAAAACAAAACTTTATCATTAAAAGAGCTAAACTGCTTGATCCTAAAACAGGAAAACCTTTTTAGAAAAAAGGTAATCCGCTTTTCTTTGTTGTTTCCATATTCTCTTTAACAATATCTGCAATTAATTGCCTATCTTCGTGACTTAAATTAAATCCTTCATCGAGTGTAACACCGCCTCGCATATACCAACACAGTTTCATTATCTCAGATTTAATCTGCTTCTGATCACCTTGTAGGACCTTTACTTCTTCGAGGATCTCTGGCACGGTCCATGCTAGGACCCTTATCCGAAAAAATTTGCTTGGTCAAACGTAATTGGTACTTCCCAGTGCTTAGGCGCACCAGCTTCAACATCTTCGTCAGTACTATTAACTTTTAACGGTTCAATTGAAAACTTTTTCTTTTGATTATCTAAGTGATCAGTTATAGATCTAAAGAAAGATTTATCAGCATTGTCAACAAATTCTTGAATATGTGCAGGATTCGTTACAGTATCGTCTCCTACTGTAATTTCAACAATACTTTGAGTTAGTGTATTAACTGTTAGATCTGTTAATTTTTTAAAACTATTATTAAATTTAGAAAGTTTTTCACCATCTGAAATTTCTTCATCATTAACTAGTGCAAAGATACGTTGTTCTTCAAACGTTTGTAGGCTTGCTTCTGTAAATTCTAAATAAGTTAGTGGACGAGTAGTAACACTCATCTCACCTAACTGAACGTGTCCATCGTAGTCAGCAGTAACAAGTTTGTTTAGTAGTTGTCTTAGATCAATATTAAATGAACGTTCTTCACCGATGCCTGGAACTTTAGTAGTAATTTCCATTTCTTCACCATATGTTGCAATACGTATAGCAATTAGAATAGCATCTAAATCAACACTTGGAAGTTTCCATGCGTCTTTGATATTAGGCATACAACTTTGTATTACATCAACAGTAGCTTGTCCGTTTAGCAATGCATCTGGAGTCTTCATAGCAAGTTCATCTTTTGCTGTCATTGCTAGTACAGGATATTCACCGTTTTCTGGAATATCAATTGTGCCTTCAGGATAAAATTGTCCATTACTTGGTAATGTAACATAAACTTTAGGTTGTCTAAAGTATTTCCTTAAAGGATTAGGATCCAGGTTAATATTACCTGAATATTCTTGGGGGTTAAATTCTGCCATGATTGTCTCCGTATAAATACAATGTAATAATATGTATCTCTATTATTTATATGCGCATATAACTTAGGATAGTGATTTTGGCTGAAGAAGTAGAAATTGGCAATGTAGGCGGCAGCGACGGTGTAGCAAGCGAAGTGACTCTTGCTCGTTTAGTTGTGACTATGGAAGCAATGGCTAAAGCAAAAGGCGTTAATCCTGCTGACATTACTAAGAAGATGCAGGCAGTAATGGACGAATCTTCTAAGCATATAAAAGAAAATTCAACAGCTAAAAAAGAAAATACTAAAGAAACTAAGAAGACTACAAACACTATTAAAAAATTAGGCCAGGCATCTATGAATGCTGTTGGCGGGCTGTTAGGATCAGTAGTAGGTGGCTTTACAGGTCTAGCTAAAGAATTTGTTAACGGTGGAAATAATCTATCAGACTTTGCACAGCACATTCCAATTGTTGGCGGATTGCTGGGCGGCTTTGCTGGATACATTGACAACACTGTTTCTACATTTAGAACTCTAAGTGCAACAGGTGCTGCATTTGGCAATGACATGATGGAGACACGTAGAAGTGCTGCTCAAATGGGATTGTCGTTAGATGAGTTTGCTGGACTTATAACTAATAATGCAGACAACTTAGCAGCATTAGGCGGAAGTGTTACCCTAGGTGCTGAACGCTTTAAAAAGATGAATGACAACATTAAAAAGTCTGGAGACTTTGCTGCTCTTAAAAACATGGGATTTACTGTTGAAGAAGTTAACGAAGGCATGGGAGATTATATTGACCTGCAAGCACGTATGGGTACTCTCCAAGGAAAGAGCACAGAAGAGCTTGCAGCCGGAAGTGCAGATTATTTAAAACAAGTTGATTTACTTGCTAAAGTAACAGGCAAGACTAGAGAAGAAGCAGAAAAAGCATTACGCGAACAAGCAACTGATGCAGGTATTCGTGGCATGCTAAATGCATTTAGAGATGCTGAAGGGAACCTTACTGAAGGAGGTAAAAATCTTCAATTGAGTTTGGGACTTATTGACGATGTTGGCGGAGCAGCAGGCGCCGCCATGAAAGATTTATTGGACGGAATGCCTAGTGGTCCTGAAACCGGTCAGTTTTTAGCAATGATGGGCGATGCAGGTCCTGCTGTGCAAGACGCACTTAAACAAATTGGTCAAGGCGCCGACCCAAAGATTTTGCAGGAAGCTCTAGAAAACAGTGTTGAAGGTTTATCTGGATTTGCCAAAGGTACAGCAGCAGAACAAAAACAAATGATCGACGTTCTGCGTCAAGCAAATCCAGCGATGGGCGAATTTTTAGATACTATACCACAACTGATGAAAGTTGCAGGTCGAGATTTAGGCGCAGCAAAGAAAGAACAAGACGCACGAGATAAAACTACCGATGCATTTACTACGTTTGAAGAAGCAATACGTGCCGCACGAGGTATTATACAAGAAGCATTTGTAGACAGTGGCATTTTTGAAGGCGCAGCTGCGTTAGTAAAAGACTTTTCAACAAAGATTACTGGGATAATAGAAGACGGAACTCTACAAGCTACTATGGATAGTTTCTTTAATTCAATTTCTACCTTTGTTGACAATTTCAAAAAATACGGATTAGGCACAGCACTATTTGGCGGTGAAGAAGAAATTGATACACCAGATGGTAAAAAGACTGTACAAGTAAAAGGTTTAATTGGAGATTTGTTTGGCGAAGGCGGAACAATATCAAAAGCATTTGGTGATAGCGGTAATATTGTATTAGAAGGCATTACAGCAGCAGCAAAGGGATTTGCTGATGGTATGTTTGACTTTGACATACCTTGGGGTACTTTATTCATAGGCGGATTAGTTGGAATCGGCGCAGCTATTGCCGCACCAGTATTGGCTATTCCTGCAGGCATCGCAGCAGCAGTTGTGGCAGTGTTTGGAATTCAAGCTATGAAGGACTTATTGGCCGGAGCATGGGATATGTTAACAGGTGCATTCACATGGGGAGCTGATGTACTAGGAGATGCTGCTACTGGAATAAGTGGATTGTTTAGTACAGCTTGGGAATCAGTGACAGGTTGGTTTACTGTTGGCGAAGATGGAAATTACAGCATTATAGATATTGCTACAAAAGCATGGGATTCAGTAACAGGCTGGTTTACACTTGTTGATACAAAGTTTAGTATCTCTGAAGACCTTACAAAATTATGGAATACAGTTACTGGTTGGTTTGGCTTTGGTGAAGGTGAAGCAACATATGCAATCAGTACTTTAATAAGCGAAGCATGGACTAAGATAACAGGGTTCTTTGATTTTGGAGAAGAAGGATTTAGTATTTCTGCACTAGCAACAAAAGCATGGGAAACTGTCAAAGGCTTCTTTACATGGCAAGCCGATACTATTGGTTTAGGAATATCAATATTAGCAACAAAAGCATGGGAAACTGTCAAAGGCTTCTTTGCATGGGGAGAAGAGGCTACCGGATTTTCAATATCAGGATTGTTAACAACTGCATGGGAAACAGTAACAGGTATGTTTAGCTTTGGTGAGTTAGCAATACCAAGTATATCTAGTATGTTCCAAGGTATAATTGATAAAGTTAAAGGGTTCTTTACGTTTGATTTTGAAATGCCAAACTTTAAACAATATTTGCCAAAATGGTTAGGCGGAGAAGGCAAATCATTTTTTGGTGATGAGACAGCAGCAGTAGAAACTCCTGAAGCTCCTGAAGCTCCTGATCCTGCAAGTTTAGATCCGACACAAGCACAAACAGGACTAGCAGCACTACAACAGACACAATCTGTAGTGCAGTCATTTGCTTCAATACCAGAGTTACAAAATAATCTTGAAACATTGAAAAAAGGACTTGACATCAACGGCGTTAGAACGTATACTAGTGCTATGGAGTCTTTAGTAGAAGTTCTTGGAAAATTAAATGACGAACTTGCTAAAGATAACAAATATGGCCCAGGTAAAGGTACTAACGCCGGAGATGTAGTAGCTAAAATGGATTCAATAGGTGGCGGCAGCAGTAACAGCGATCAACTAAACTCTACAATGGGAGCAGTATTAGCTGTATTGTCCGAAATAAGAGATATCGAATTAGGCGTACAAAGAAATACAAAAAATTTAGCAAGCGGTAACATTGCAACAAGCTCAGTAAGTGTATTGCCGGGCTAATGGAGAATTAAATGAGTTGGAAAAAATATTTTACACCTGTACCAACAGGCGATAATCAAAACGGTAGTTATAGTCCGTTTACATCAAAAAATAGCGGCAACATGGCAGGACCTGCGCGATCCAACTATTCGAGCTACTTGCCTGATGTTTATGTAGGTTCACCTAACAGAGTTGAACGCTACGGGCAATATAACACAATGGATTTAGACAGTGAAGTTAACGCTGCATTAGATATTCTTGCTGAATTTTGCACACAAAAGAATAAACAAAATAATACACCCTTTATTATTGATTTTAAACAAAAAGCAACTAACTCAGAAATTACTATTGTTCAAAAATATTTACAACAGTGGAACAAGCTACAGAATTTTGAAACAAAGATTTTTAGAATACTACGCAATGTATTCAAAATGGGGGATCAATTCTTCCTACGCGATCCAGAAACTAAGCGTTGGTTTCATGTTGATCCTGCAAACGTATCACGCATTATTGTAAACGAATCAGAAGGTAAAGTTCCTGAACAGTATGTAATTAAAAATATTAATTTTAATTTTAAAGACGGTATTGCTACAACACCATATCAAACAAACGGCAACATAACTGGCGGCGGCGGATCACAATATCAACCCACTGGCGGCGCTCGTGGCATGGTAGGACAACCTCAGTCTAGCATGAGTGGCAGCAGATTTACAACTGACGATGGGGAAGTTACAGTTGATGCAGAACACGTTGTACATCTTTCATTGTCAGAAGGTTTAGACAACAACTATCCATTTGGTAACAGTTTATTAGAAACAATTTTTAAAGTATACAAGCAAAAAGAATTGCTTGAAGATGCTATTATTATCTATCGTGTACAACGAGCACCAGAAAGAAGAGTATTCTATGTTGATGTGGGTAACATGCCATCACACCTTGCTATGCAATTTGTAGAACGTGTTAAAACGGAAATACATCAAAGACGTATCCCATCGTCCACAGGCGGAGGCCAAAATGTCATAGACAGTTCATACAATCCCCTGTCAATCAACGAAGATTACTTTTTCCCGCAAACTGCTGAAGGCAGAGGTTCTAAAGTAGAAACACTTCCTGGAGGAACTAACCTAGGAGAAATTGATGACCTTAGATACTTTACAAATAAATTGGTTAGAGGCTTGCGCATTCCTAGCTCATACTTACCCACAGGTGCCGACGATAGTGCAGCGCAGTATAATGATGGCAGAGTGGGCACAGCATATATTCAAGAACTGCGATTTAATACGTATTGCGAACGTTTACAAAATTTAGTTGTTGAAGAATTTGATCAAGAGTTTAAAAGATATCTTCTTGAAAAAGGAATGAACGTTGATGTTGCAATGTTTGATCTTAAATTTCAACCACCGCAAAATTTTGCAGCGTATAGACAAAGTGAAATTGATAATGCTCGTGTACCAACATATACACAAATGAGTGCTATACCTTATATTTCAAATCGTTTTGCTATGAAACGTTTCTTAGGCATGACAGACGAGGAACTTGCAGAAAACGAACGTTTATGGCGAGAAGAAAACGAAGAGAATTTAGATCCTATTCCAGGTGACGCAAGTGCAGAAATGCGTGACGCTGGAATAACAAGTGCAGGCATTGGCGACGATATGTCTAACCTTGAAGACGAAGTTGATCCTGATGCAGATACAGCTGATGGCGGCACTGATGCAGGACCTGAAACAGCAACAGGACAAGAACTAGGATCTACTACTGCACCCGGAACTGAACAAACGATATAAATAATAATATGATACTACGTGAACTATTTTATTTTGATCCACAAACAGTTGAGCCAGTAGAAGATAAACGCTACGATGCTAACGACGACGAATCCGTTGTGGATAAAAAAGATACACGCAAAACACGGTTAAGTCTAAAACAAATTCAAAAAATTCGTAAATCGTCTGAGTTACACAATGAAGAAAAACTAAAAGAACTTGAATTTGTAAAGCAAATGTACGGAATAGCAGCGCAACAACAAGCAGATCTCTAATGTCCCTAGCAGCATTTGTTATCGGCAATGGTGTAAGCCGAAAGCCAATTAATTTAAATCAATTAAAGTCAAAAGGTAAAACATACGGATGTAATGCTCTTTTTAGAGAGTATTCTCCTGATTATCTAATTTCAGTTGATGTTAAAATGATTATAGAAATTAATAATGCACGTTATCAACATAGCAACGAAGTATGGACAAATCCTAATAAGTTATATCACCGAATGACTGGATTTAATTTTTTTAAACCAACAAAAGGATGGAGCAGTGGACCTACTGCACTCCATTTAGCTTCTATTCATAATAATAATGAAATATACATTCTAGGCTTTGATTATAAAGGCATAGGCAAAGATAATACAGTTAATAATATATACGCCGATACTGACAATTATAAAAAAAGTGATGCACCTGCAACATATTATGGAAATTGGGAGAGACAGACTTATAGTGTCATATTTAACAACCCCGACAAGAGATATATAAGAGTGTTAGGAGAAAATAACTTTATTCCTAGACAATTTACTAAATTAAACAATCTAAAACACATTTCTGTTGCAGATTTTATAGAAAAATTTGTTAATTAAATTTTTTGGTTCATTTTGAGCCTATTTCTACGTACTTTTTCAAAAATAATGTAAATATATATTGACAGCCCCACAAAGGAAGCATCTTCGATGTTTCTTGAGTGTACAAAACATTTATAGGAGTTAAAAATGGCAGATCAAAATAAGTTTGAAAAGATGCTAGAGCTTCTTGTCAATGAAGACAAAGAAGCAGCACAAGAATTATTCCACGAGATTGTAGTTGAAAAATCACGTGATATCTACGAAGGTTTACTAGAAGACGAAGCCGAAGTTGAAGAAGCTACTGACGAAGAAGTAGATGAAGCAACTGACGAAGAAGTAGACGAGTCAGAAGAAGATTTAGACGAAGCTACTGACGAAGAAGTAGACGAAGCTACTGACGAAGAAGTTGAAGAAGGCTTTGACCTAGATGAGTTTGAAGTAGAAGCAGATCCAATGGCAGACATGGGCGGTGATCCAACTGACGACATGATGGCAGACCTAGGCATGGACGACGAAGGTGAAGAAGGCGACGAAGAAGGCGAAGGCGATGTTGAAGATCGTGTAGAAGACCTAGAAGATGCGCTAGACGACCTAAAAGCAGAATTTGAAAAAATGATGGCTGGCGATGACGAAGGCGACGACGATGAAGGCGAAGAAGAGCCAGAAGAAGAAGCGTTTGCATTTGAAGCTACAGACGAAGAAGTAGATGAAGCAACTGACGAAGAAGTTGACGAAGCTACAGACGAAGAAGTAGATGAAGCAACTGACGAAGAAGTTGAAGAATCAAAAGAACCAAAAACAGCAGGCGAGCAAATGCGCGAGTATGTTGAAAAAGTAAGTGCTACAATGGGTGACAATGGTGCAAACACTAAGTCGACAGTAGCAAATAAAAACGATATGGGCGGAACCGCAAGCAACTTGAACCAAGCTGGTACAGAAGCAGGCGTAGAAGCTAACAAAGGTAACCTTAAGGGTTCTGCATTAAGTGATCAGAACGCTAAGGATATGAATACCAAGAACATTAACGTTCCTGGTGGTAAGGCAGCAAAAGCTGGCAAAACCGAACCTGGTCACGGCGCTGAGAAAAAGGGCAAACCAGAGACAGCAGCTAATAAAAAACCAACTATTGGCGGCTAAAAAAGTAGTTAGGGAATCTTGATGAACGATTTACGAGAGCATTTGACATTTGACCAAGCTAACGTAGTATTAGAGAATGCTAACGAGGGTAAAGACCTTTATTTAAAAGGTATTATTATCCAAGGCGGTATTCGTAATGCTAATCAGCGAGTGTATCCTGTAGATGAAATCGGCAGGGCTGTCAAAACGCTCAATGATCAGATTAGCGGTGGCTATACTCCTCTCGGAGAAGTTGATCATCCAGAAGGACTTAACATCAATATTGACCGTGTAAGCCATATGATAACTGAATGTTGGATGGATGGTGACAACGGTTACGGAAAGTTGAAAATTTTACCAACCCCAATGGGACAACTAGTTAAAACAATGCTTGAAAGCGGAGTTAAACTAGGTGTTTCATCTAGGGGCTCTGGTGAAGTTGACAGCAGCGGTAACGTTGCTGACTTTGAAATTATTACCGTGGACGTAGTTGCTCAGCCATCTGCTCCTGGTGCATATCCTACTCCAATTTATGAACAACTTATGAATTCAAGAGGCGGGATGAAGGCATATGAATTAGCACAGGCTACTAAAGAAGATCCAAAGGCACAAAAGTATCTAAAGGAATCACTGATTAATATAATCAGTAAACTCCAGTGAAATTAGGAGAACACAATGATTGATGCACTGAAAACACTGTTTGAAAATGATGTTGTTTCAGAGGAAATCAGGGCTGAGTTAGAAGAGGCGTGGAACGCAAAGGTTTCTGAAAATAAGCAGCAAGTAGCTGCTGAACTTCGTGAAGAATTTGCACAAAAGTATGAGCACGATAAATCAACTATGGTTGAAGCTATCGACTCAATGCTTTCCGAGCGTCTTGCAGAAGAGATTGCAGAATTCCAAGAAGACCGTAAAGGTTTAGCAGAAGCAAAAGCAAAGTATGCGGTTGCAATGCGTGAAAATGCAGATCTTCTAAAAGGTTTTGTTGCTGAAAATTTAGCAGCAGAAATTAAAGAACTACGTGCAGACAAAGCTGCACTGGCTGAAAGTTATAGCCAGTTAGAAGAGTTTGTAGTAGATGCCCTGTCTAATGAAATTTCAGAATTCCATGAAGACAAGAAAGATTTAGCAGAAACAAAAGTACGTTTAGTACGTGAAGCTAAAACACACTTTAATAAAGTTAAGACTAACTTTATTGAAAGAAGTGCTACAGCAGTATCTGAAATGGTTGGCAAATCACTGCAAGGTGAAATTGCTGCACTTAAAGAAGACATTGACACAGCACGAAGAAACGATTTTGGTCGTAAAATCTTCGAAGCATTTGCAAGCGAATATACAACTAGCCACTTGAATGAGAATTCAGAAGTAGCTAAACTTCTTAAAGTTGTTGATATTAAAAACAAGCAACTTGCAGAAGCAAAAGCATTTGCATCGAAGGCAAAAACTTTAGCTGAATCAGTTAACGTTGAAAAACAGCGTTTAGTTGAAACAGCAAAAAGAGAAAAGATTATGAACGAACTGATTGCTCCTTTGAGCAACGATCAGCGCGAGATTATGACAGACTTACTGGAATCAGTACAGACAGACCGTTTGCAAAAGCAGTTTGACAAGTACTTACCATCGGTTATCGACGGAAATACTCCAGCAAAGCGTAAGGCAGCATTAACAGAAGGCAAAGAAGTTACAGGCAACAGAGAAGAAACAATGACAGCAACTAAAGCAGACGATGAAACACAAAGTAATGTGGTTGATATTAAACGTCTTGCTGGATTATAATTAAGGAGATAATGATGTCAGAACTATTAGAAAGCCGCTGGGTAGACACCAAAACTGCTCTTCTTGAAGGCTTGCAAGGCAACAAGAAGTCTGTTATGGCTGCTACGCTAGAAAATACTCGCAAGTACTTGTCAGAGAGTGCTACAGCTGGTGCAACATCTGCGGGCAACGTTGCAACACTAAACCGTGTGATTCTTCCAGTAATCAGACGTGTAATGCCAACCGTTATTGCTAACGAGTTAGTAGGCGTACAACCAATGACTGGTCCTGTGGGTCAAATCCACACTCTACGTGTTCGTTATTCAGACACAGTAGGTACAGGCGCATCAGGTGCAACAGCAGGCGAAGAAGCTTTAAGCCCATTCAAAATTGCTGAAGCATATTCAGGTAATGCTACATCAGGTAAAGCTGATGCAACAGCGACACTTGAAGGTGAAGCCGGTAACAGAATGTCAATTCAAATCTTGAAGCAGACAGTTGAAGCTAAGACACGTAAGTTGTCAGCTCGCTGGACGTTTGAAGCTGCACAAGACGCACAGTCTATGCATGGTATTGACGTAGAAGCAGAAATCATGGCTGCATTAGCACAAGAGATTACTGCTGAAATCGATCAAGAAGTACTAGCGTCTTTAGACACACTAGCTGGTACTGCTGCTGAAACATATGTACAAACAGGTGTTTCAGGTACAGCTACATTCGTAGGTGACGAGCATGCCGCATTGGCAGTGCAGATCAACCGCGTAAGTAACTTGATTGCACAGCGCACACGTAGAGGTGCAGGTAACTGGGCTGTTGTATCGCCATTCGCGTTAACAATCCTACAATCTGCTACAACTTCAGCGTTTGCACGTACAACTGAAGGTGCTTTTGAAGCTCCAACTAACACTAAGATGGTTGGTACTTTGAACAACGCTATGAAAGTGTATGTAAACACTTATGCTGCTGACGATTCAGCAGTACTAATCGGCTACAAAGGTTCAAGCGAATCAGATGCAGCGGCATTCTATTGCCCATACATCCCGCTAATGAGCTCAGGAGTTGTATTGGATCCAGGTACATTCGAACCAACAGTATCATTCATGACACGTTATGGATATGTTGAGTTGAATAACACTGCGTCATCGCTTGGTAACGCAGCTGACTACTTGGGTAAAGTAGACATTACTGACACAGCAGTTAGCTTTAGCTAAGTTTAGTTTTACTAAACAGAAAATAGGCCTTACGGGGCCTATTTTTTTGACTTTTTTTTAAAAAAGTGGTTGACATTGTTTGTAATGATGTTATAGTTAATACATAAGTTAGGCGACGGTCTAAGTTAGATAGTGCAAGGAACGGTGTTGCGTAGTGACACAACTTGGCTAGTAGCTGTAGTGGCAACATATGAGTGTAGAGATACAAAGATATGTTTTTGGAAGTAACTATC